CCGTGTTGAATGTTGCTGTTCGTCCAGTAGATAGTGAGACCATCTTTTTCTTCCTTGATCTCGTATCCCCAGCTATCAGCAGTAAGTCCTGAATCTGTGGGTGTCCCAGCGATCAACGCATCAACACCCCGTTGGGCTTGAGGAATGACGGCGGACGTCAGATCACGACCGCTCATCATCCTCTTGAGCCACGCCTCGGTTTGGGCGGTGTTTCCGCCTGATTCCATCGAGAGCATGAGGCTCCTTCCTAGGACAGAACGAGCACTACCGCGCCATCGGGTGAAACGTCGGTCATTGTTGACGTGGAGTAGGTGCCAAACCTTGTGGCCGGGTCATAGTCTGGAATGTCGTACAGACTGTTGACTCTCGCTCCGCCTCCCCCACCACCCCAGTTGGTCGCTTCGGCAGTACCACCAGCCTGGAGAGGACCCGGATAGGCACCGACCTCGCCCGGAGTGGGATTGGCCGTTGAGGCATTGGTGTTACTCGTTCGTCCATACCCACCACCGCCGCCGGCACCGCCAGCAATGACCGGAGCTACGCCGCCTGCCACATACGAGCCGCTGGTAGGTGGAACACCTGCAACATTTCCTTGAGGGTCCGTCTTGTACGGGGTACCACCAACACCAGGAACACCCAATCCGGCAGAATTTCCTCCGCCATCACCCGCCTTTCCCAGGGTCTCAAAGTCTCTCGATGACGTGTAGTCGTAATCGGAACCTTTAGCACCTTTACCGCCGAATGCAGAGTAGGCATTGAAAGACGATGCCTCACCATCAGTTCCGTTACCAGCAGGAGCTTCGGCTTTGGTGCTGGCGTCACCTCCAACACCATGCTCTCCAGCAACTACTGTTGAAACATCCGGAAGATCGATCAAACGACCGCTAAGTCTGAGTGACCCTCCTCCACCACCGCCATTTGCGTACTGATAACCACCACTAGTGCCCGTCGCTGTACCGGATCTCCCACCGGAAGCACCAACAAGAATGACATCGTAAGTCTTGTACCCCGCAGCGAGGGCGGCACGACGATCGAACGTGCCTGTTTCCTTCACCCAGTAATACTGCGACTTTACCTGCGTCTTGTCAGTGCGCATGATTACCTTCATCACTTGAAGTCAGTCCCCATAAGACCGGCGTACCACTGCACACCATCGAAGAGGAACACCACGATGTCAATCGCGTTCGGTGCTGGCGTCAAAGCCAACGAACCTTGCGACTTCTTGAACCCGGTGAGAGTCAGCGTACGACCACCAGTGCCATCCTGCTGGATCTTGATCGCGAACTGCGTGTTGGGCTTGGGCGATGAAGGAAGCGCTGTGGTGTTGAGCGTCAGATTGCCGGTGGCGGTGACACGGATCATGGCGTTGACCAGATTCGTACTGTTGAAGTCGGTCATTGGGATGGCGCCTGAAACGTTTCCCTTGTTGACCGTGGTTCCCGCAACATAGTTCGGGATCTGGGCAGCGACCTCGGTAGAAACCTGAGCTTGCGCGATCGAAGTGATGATGGCCGAGAAGTCTCCGGCGTCAATGGTCGATCCGTTTCCTCGAGTGAGAATCAAGTGCCCCGAAGCGTTGATCACCCCCGAGACAACGGATTGCCCGAGGATCTCGTCGGCCTTCTCCGCGGTAATACCGGTAACGGTAGCCATGTGGCATTCCTTCCTAGCCGACTACGACTGTGGTGGTGCCACCCGGAGAGATCACATAGTGACCCGCTGCATCGGGGGCAGTGGCGTTGATGTTGTTGAGCTGGAAGTGATCGTCGTCGATCATCGGCACGTTCTCCTGAGAACCTTCCACACTGAAGGTGCCATCACCATGATCGGTGACGATCATCGCGGAACCGAAGTTCATCATGTCGTAGAGCACGTTGGGATCAGGCATTTCGGTTGGAATAACGTCATCGCCATAGATCAAGTTCTCCAGATCGGCGATGAGTGAGTCATCCATGCCTCGAGTATCGATCTTGAAGTGGGCTGTGGGCCTAAACCCAGTAAGCTTCACCGGTGTTGACACCACATCGAAGGTGAAAGTCGTTGGTTCGGGAGATGATCCATTGATGGTCCTTCTACTTCTCTGGCCGATCGAGGCCATGCAGTTGTAGACCAAGTGAATCTCGTACCCGAACATGTCGCCCTTAGTGCCACTTCCGATCAAAGTTCTGTATGAGAACCCAAACCTCTTCGGCTTCTGGCCATCAGCAAAGAAACCATCGGCAACTTCGGGGATACCGATGCACTCGCCAAACTGACGAGGATAGAAGATTGCTGAGATCTGACCAGTGAAGTCGCCAGCATCTGCGTCCGCAAGATAGATCACTCCATCACGGTAGTAGAGAGTCGTAGCGGCTGCCGAGTTTTCGTCGAAACCTTGAAGCCCATTCCAGGGCATTGCTTCACGGCCGGGGATGAACAGAACACCACGGTCCAGGCCATGAGAGAAGTAACGCTGATCAGGCGGGTCCCACGTAAGCAACCTGGCCTCCTAACCGTTCGTGCCGTACTGCTTCTTACGCTCTTCGTTGATACGCATCCAATCAGCCATGTTCGGCTTTGCCCTCTTCTTCCGCTTGTCTTCGGGCTGCGATTTGTAGCCGCCGATCTGAACAAGCATGACCGTCCGACTAAGATGCCAAGATTCGGTAGGTTGAAACGGAATCCGGAGAGCCGCCAACCACCAATAGATCAACTCGCTGGTGATCGTCTCGTCGTCGAGAACCTTCTTATCGTCGACCGGAACACTCGACGCGGTCTGAGAGGTGTTGATGTAGTCCGTCAACTCCTTCATTTGCTCAGGATTGATGAGGACTACAAGATTCGGATCATCTTCCGGAGGCAAAAGCATGCACTCGAAGTACGAGTACAACTCGGATGGCGTTCTCTGACTTCTAGCCAAGAACGCCTTTCGTGTTTTTGCCTCCCATTTTGACAGAGAGAGAAGAGAATGCTCAAACCGTAGTACGACATCTCGTTCTCCGTCGAAGACTTTGAGTTCAAGCATTCTCTCCTCCTACTCTGTTGTCGATGTTGACTACGGACCGACTGCCAAGAGATCGTCGACCTCGTCGGGAAGCGGCAGGTGAGGTGTGACGACGGCACCCCGACCGTACAGCTCGTCCAACACCGCCTCGAGGCCCGCCGGATCGACATCCGGATCGGTTGAGTCCACCCTGGCGATGGCAGTGGGCCGGAAGCCCGGCACCGTGACAGGGGTGGAGGACACCGACCAGCTGAACTGCTTCAGCTCCGGCGACTCGTTGACCGTGGCGTTCGACTTCTCCGAGGGGGAGGCCTGCAGGCCGTAGGCCATGTTGAGCACGAAGCCCAAGTCCTCGTCCTCGGCGTTCCCCTTCAGGTTCTGCCAGGAGAAGCCGAAGGTCGGCCTTCCCTGCATCCCGATCTGGAGACCGTTGGCCGTCTTGGCCACACCGTCGTGAGCGAGGAACTCCACCGGGAAGGTGAAGGCCTCGATGGTCGCGTTGAACTCCTCCGCGGAGAGGAGGTTGACGTAGACGATGTTGTCCGCGTACTGCTTGTTGGACTCGGCGCCGGCGGGCGACTCGTTGACGGCCGTGAGACCGCTCCAAGCCACACCAGCTCCGTAGACACCGCCCGTTGGGGTGTAGAGGACACCATGGCTGACGCCGCGCTCGAAGAAGCGCTGGTCCAGCTCGTCCCATACGAGTTCAGGCATTGGAAACCTTCCTGTCAGAAGAACAACTGGTAAACGAAGTGATACAGTCCGTCGGTGACGAACCTCCGATCGAACTCACAGTGAGCTAGAGCCTCGACCTGTCCCGGAATCGGACTGTTGGGGTCCCGAGAGATCACGGTGATCGTGTAACCCTTCCTGAGCAGGTATTTCTTGTTGTCGGCGTACTTGTAGACGTTCGGCCGATCTTGATCGATCTTTATGCACGGGTATTGAAGTGTTGATGGAGGCTGAATGTAGATGTGCTCTGCATCCGTAACTGTGTCCAGCACCTCCACCAACTCACTCTGGGACCGGGCCATGGTATTCCTCTCCAAAGTACAGACGCACGTTCGGGGGCTCATCCACAATGGACGAAAGTGTCCACCGCTTTCCAGCGTACGTCGCATACTTGATGTTGGAGTGGTCCTGTGGCCCGATCCCGAGTGCCCCCACGACAACACTGCGCGTAGATGACACATGTGCATGCACATCGTCTTCCGAAGCGTGTGTTTCCGTGAGGGTCTTCATTACACCGAGCACTTCCTGCTCTGTTATCCGATCCTCCCAAACGCCAGGTGAGGTCTGGACTTCCTCGACAATGCCGAGGAAACCTGCGTACCTCATTGGCGCCTAGCTCAGGAGCTCGGCTGGCTGTAGCGGAAGGTGAAGTTGTCCTTGACGTCGGCGTCCGTGTCGAAGTAGTAGCCCGCGGTGGGCTCCGCCTCGAGGGTCACCGTCTTCAGGTTGGTGTCGTCCAGGGTGATGGTGGTGCCACCGGCGACGACGTTGCCCGTGTCAGTCCGGCGGTACTGCACACCGGTCTGGGTCGGCACGGTCACCACGTTGTTCGACTTGGCCGGAGCGGTGGGCTCGACCAGCTGGTTGGTGGCGGGGTCGATCTGACGGAAGATCTGGGCCGCGTACGGAACCACCAGGGCGCCGGACAGGTAGGTCTCCATCAGGTAGTGGAACTGGTTGAAGTTGATGTCGAAGTCGTCGAACAGCGTGATCTCGCCGCCACGGTCCGTACCGAAGTTGTAGTCGGAGAGGTCCAGGTTGACGCAGAGGACCCCAGCCGGCATGAGCTCGGTGGGAACGCGGACGATTCGATCGACGTCCATGTCGCCGGCGACCTCGGAGAGGTTCCGGTAGACGCGGTGGCCGAAGTCGTCACGGATGGTGAGCAGACGCGTCGCCAGCCGGTACGACATGAAGGAGGTGATGTTGCCGGAGCCCATGTAGAACTCCTTCGCCTCCGTGACCGTGTCGAGCACGACGTTGTAGTCCGTGCCGGTGGCGTCGGCCGCCAGCGGGACGTAGTACGAAGTGCTGTAGAGGTCATCGTCGTTGATGATGGAG